ATCCAAAAAAAGAACTTTGGAAACTACCCGCCATGTATGTGGGAGAGTACGCTGAACAGGATGCAGCGCTCACACTGAAACTGTGGCAAGCATTCAAGATCCGCATGCGTCAGGATGAAGTGGAATCCATCTTCAACCTCGAAACAGAAGCCTTCCCTGTCCTGCACAACATGACAAGCCGCGGGATCCGGTTTGACCGCCCCAAATGTGAACAGCTAATCGATCAATTGATTCAGCGTGAGAAACAAATCCACAAGGACCTCAAGTCACTCATCGGATCCAACGTCGATATCTGGGCCGCACAAAGCATCGCCCTAGCCTTTGACAAGCTTCACCTGCCCTATGCCAAGACCGAGAACGGCCAACCGAGCTTTACAAAAGGCTTCTTGGATGGCTGTGAGCACCCGATTGCCAAGATGATTGTGGAGGCGCGCGAGACCAACAAAACGCACAGCACCTTCCTGCAGCCGTACCTTAACTTCAGTGCCAAGACCGGCCGTATCCACCCGCACGTCAATCAGATGCGCTCAGATGATGGCGGCACCGTTACAGGACGTCTGTCCATGGCCAATCCAAATTTGCAGCAGGTCCCTGCCCGCCACGAGATCATCGGCCCCATGGTGCGCAGCCTGTTCCTTCCCGAAGAGGGCGAGATGTGGGCATCAAACGACTTCTCTTCACAGGAGCCACGCCTCTTGGTTCACTACGCTTCCCTTCTTGATTTACCCGGAGCCGATATCATGGTTTCTGCTTATAGGGAAAACCCCAATACCGACTTTCACCAGATGGTTGCCGAGATGGCCGGCATCAACAGAAAAGCTGCCAAGACCATTGGCTTGGGTTTGATGTACGGCATGGGCAAAAACAAATTGGCAGCGCAACTGGACCTAAACCTTGACGAAGCGTCGGAACTTATCGACAAGTTCCACCAAAATGTTCCGTTCCTCAAGGGCACAGTCAATGCCGTAATGAAACGAATCGAGCATCCCGCATCCAACGGATCCATCCGCACCCTTCTTGGCCGCAAGTGCCGGTTCCCCCTGTGGGAGCCGATGGAGTGGGGCGTGAACAAAGCGCTGCCTCGTGAGCAAGCCGTCATGGAATACGGCCAACGGATCAAGCGCGCAGGCACCTACAAGGGATTGAACCGCCTCATCCAAGGGTCTGCAGCCGACCAGACAAAGGCAGCAATGGTTGCGTTAGCTCGGGAGGGGATCATGCCCATGCTGCAGGTTCACGATGAACTGGCATTGAGCGTCAAGACAAAGGAAGAAGCGCAGCGTGCAGCAGAAATTATGGCAACGTGCGTCAACATGCAAGTCCCCAGTCGGTGCGATGTGGAAATCGGACCAAGCTGGGGAGAAGCAAAGTAATCAGCGGATGCGGCCGTTGAGTCTGTCCGCTACCAACTGGGCGTAGCCGGCGATATCTAGCCAGTGGTCAACCACATCAGGATTGCCGTTGATGATGCGGCCAATCTTGTGGATGATCATGTCCAAGGACTCCGCCTGATCATGTGCCAACGTTTTGTCACGATTGTTCAAAGCGGCTTGTACAACACGTTTCAACATCTGCATGACTTCAGCGCCCTCGATAAACTTGCCGTAGTCCACGGCCCGAGCGTCAAGGGTCTCGTCTACCTCAGGCATTGGCAGCATCTCGGGCGGCTGCCATGGATCGTCGTACATCTCAATTCCCGTTTGCTCAAGCTCGTCGTCGTACTTAAACACGCCCTGCTTCAATCCTTCTTTGACGTACTCGTCTAACGGCACGCCCATTGCTCTTGCAATTCCTATCTGACTAGCAGACACGGTGACCTTGCGTGCAGGGGCAAGTGTGGCCAACTGCTCAGACTTCTTCGGGAACACAAAACCTTCCTTTTTCATCTTATTGCGCAGGCCATAGATTGCCTGCTTGCTCAACCCAAACCGGACAGCTACCTCATTCGGTGCTGCAGCAGGATTACTCTCTATAAACGACTGAGCGCGTTTGGTTTTAGAGGGGACTTTACGTTTAGTTGCTTTCATTTTGGACTTTCTTGGTTGTTAAAGATTTCATAATATTTCTTAGGCATTGGTGCCTTCTTATCTAACAGGGCGCGCAGCCACTCCGCGCCGCCCAATTGGTTGAGGATCATCCACTGCCGGTCAGACATCCTCACTTGTCTTCCGATCAGTGGCTCGGGTGGTTTGGGTCTTGGCATGTTCTAATAAATTCCTTGTCGTTACTCGTTTGGTCCAACAGCAAGCGCAAATCCACCTTGCTGCACTCATTTGTATCCCACCTTCCGGTGGGCGTTTCTTTTCGCATTTATTACAAAGTTGTAATGGATGGACATGCTGCTTGCTTCCAAGCACTAGGTGTTGACTAGTAAAGCTCACGTTTTCATGCTCCTGATGTAGACAGCGAAACTGCCTGTCGTGTCCGGCCCGAAAGCCTTCATCTTCTCAATTTCCTTAGCTACCTCCTCAAGGACCACGTTGCGCTGCATCGGAGAAACATAAAGATCAAAGTGATACGGCTGACCTTCAATATCTTGCAAGATTTGCTTGCCCAGATTGCTGTGCTTTTCCACCTCGTTAAAAGCTTCGTCCTCTTCTTGTGTCCAATCGGTCATGTGTTCTTCTCCTTAAGCTTGGCTTCGATGGCTCTGTACACTTCGTGGTTAGTTGCAACAGCATCAAACGTCTTTAGTCTGATTTCGGTAATCTCCTCATCCGTCAGCCCCTTCCAAGGGCGGACGTAGTCTTGAATATCGTCGTCGTCAGTCATTTGTTCTCCTTCAGTTTATCGTTTGCCAGTTCCATCATGCGTCGGTAGATTTCAGGATCCTTCTCTTTAAGCCGCCCCAAAAACAGTGGCAGCCACGTTTCATCGGTAGGCAGATTGCGCATCAACTCACCTAGTTCTTTGTATGTGGTCATGTATTGCGCTCCTTCAGCTTGGCTTCAACATCTCGGATTGTTTGAATCAAAGCCGCGCGCAAGGCTTGGTCTTTTTTTTCACCCACATTCCAAATCTCTTTGCGCTCTTCCTCCGTCAGCCCCTTCCAAGGGCGCTGTGAAAACAAAGGCCACACCTGACCAAGCGGTGTAAACAAGGGGCTGTTTTTGTCTGTACTAACCACGCCGTTAGTTGGGTCATACCATGCTAGTGGTTTCATACGTCACCCCGCTCAGATATGGAATCATGAATATCAATGCAAGCCGCCCATGCCGACTGCGTTGTTGGGTTTTCTTCAAGCCCCGCATACACATCAGCGTGTTTCTTGCAGACTTCAGCACACGCCTCACGCTCCCGCTCAATGGCTAAGTTGACCAAGGCAACTAAGTGCGGGGTTGATACGGTCCATGTTGTGTATTGCTTGTTCTCTTGCACCACTTTGTGCAATGCCTCTAGGATTTCATCTTGAGTCATGCCTTCTCCTCAAACTCGTCCTTTATCTTCTGACGATTGATCATGGCCTGCATGGGATCGACATCCCCCATCAGCACATCAAGCAGCAGGCGATCTATTGCCTTCAATTGCTTTTCCAATGCCGCGTTCTTGCTAACAAACTCCCCACAAGCGGCAACATATGGCCGCAAGATTTCTAGTTCTCTTTGTTCAGTCATATAACATTCCTCATCTCTTCAAAATAAGTCGCCGCATCCATCTCCACCTGAAAAATCACATCCGGATGCAAAACCCCGCTCAAGTCAACAGAACTGTTAGGCAAGAACACCGAAACAAGAGTCCACACCTCCGGATAGTCCGGCTCCAACTTCATCCCAGACATCGGCTCAATCGAGCCAATCTCTTCGGGCTCGTACTCAAACAAACACCTGAGCCTTAAACCCAACTCATCACACTCATACAAAAACTCATATTGATTGCTCATCTGTTACCCCACAGTCAAAATTATTAGAAAACCGATAACCAACGAACAGATCGTCACAGGCCACAAGGGCACAGGACGATGGATCGAGGACCATCCCATCAAAGCTGCCTGAACAAGCTCCTCAGAAGAAGTCATCTCAGGAGGCGGCGGTTGATACAACAACCCTATCTGTACCTTGCCAGTGTTAAAAGGCGTTACACGCCCGTTTGTGTGGTCAATAGAGATGCATTCATGCGCATTAGTGATCATAAGAAGCTCCCATCTCTTTCTTGGTCTTCATCGCATCCTTGTACGCATGCTCAAAGCCTTCCAAAAAGACCTCAACAGGCACGTCTAATTCTGCAGTCAAGATGGCTGTAGAGACAAGGCACGCGAACCACGCGTCAGAGGGTTGTACAAAAGTATTTTCGCAAAAATTAAGCAAAGTCTGCGCATCGTTCAAGATCTCTACGACCTTTTTATCCGGTGTCTCCGGTAATTTACCCATATCACTATCCTTTCTTTGTTAATAAAGTTTGTCAGAGTTTTATCAACGCTGACAGGGTTATTATCAAAGCATACGCAAGTTATGTCAATTACTTAAAGTGGCTTATTTCTTAGGGGTTTTCCCTTGGTTTTTGGGTTTTAGTGTGTCACATTATTGTACTGGGTGGATGTACAGTGGTGGGAGAGACACTTACCAAGGACCGCGGACCGAGGGTCAAAAGGGGTGAAAATGGCTCAAAAAGTAATACTAAGGTTTAGGTGCTATAGACCTTTTAGGGGTAAGGTATGTTTTTTTTTTTATTTTTGTGAGATTTGACG